CAGAATATCGCTCGTTTGGTGGGCCGAGGTGCTTTTCGTAAGGCTCTGACCCGTCAGATGGAAATACCCAAGTTTGTCTCACATCATCTCCAATATCATTGCAATGTCTTCTTCATCTCGCTTCAATCTAACCTTATTTTCTAAGGTTTTAACTTTTTGCATCAGCGAATCATAATCAATTTGTTTTCTGACCGCAATCTCTATTGTTTGCTCGGGTGCGGTAGTGATCTCTTCCCTTACCTCGGGCGGTAAACCAAAGATCGCCTCATGGAGTTTCTGTTTCCTCTGAGCCTCTAGTTTGCGCTCGGATTCCCATTGTTTATCTCGCTTTTTCTCGTCAAACCCAAAGTGACCCCCGATTGGGGCTTCAATAATAGGGCTTAAAACGCTCTCAATCGTTGCAAATGGCAGCTCGGCAAATGCACCATATCCAAACATTTAGGCATCCACCGCGCCATCAAACTCAGGCTTTTGCTTAATGATTGCGTATAACTGCGCTCTATCAGCACCCGCCACATACTCGCTACCACTAATCTGTACCTTGCCAGCAGATAAGGGTTGTTTGCCTTGCTCTCTAGCCTGTTGTGATGCGTAGCCGTAGAAAGTGACTTCAGTTCCTTGACCTTTAAAGTCTTCTTGGACTGCGCCAATGTTCCAATAAGTCGCTGGAATCCCATATTCTGTGTCGATTGATTTGAGTAATGCCATGTGTTTATCCTACTAAAAGTCTGCGAGATGTACCGCCACTATCTTTGATGGTTATAAATCCTGTCGGGGTGAGAATAGTGCCTGTATATGTACCAAAACGAACTGCACCAGCACCTTTTGGGGTAAATGTTATATCAACATCAGCATCACTTGAGCCTTGAGCAGAAAGTACAGGCGCAGAACCAGTTGCGCCACCAGTTACTTGTAAATAGTTTGTAGCAGACAAAGTTCTTGATATTGCAAATTGAACTGTGCTTGCATTTGAATCTGTACAAAAAGAATGTCCACTAGAACCTTTTGCCAAATATAAAGCACCAATATTAGTATCAGAACCTTCAAAACTTATTCTTGGTCTATTTGTTGTTGTAGCACCCGTCACCTGTACATAGTTAACAGCAGAGGCTGTGTTAGAAACTTGAAATTGAATGTTTGCTATTGTATTATTAGTCGCAAATTGAACAGAGCCAGAACCTTTAGCAACAAATGCTAATGATGTATTTGTTCCACCACCAGCCGCTCGTTGCACCAATGTCCCAGTAGAACCAGCACTTCCTGTAAATCCCCACCATACTATTGACGATGCACCGCCCAAATCACTTGCTTGTAATTGCGTACCTGATACGGAATTTAATAATAAATTTGCGCCAATACTTTTAATTGTTACATCACTACCCACAGTAGCATAAGCAGTAGCACTACCACTTGAGAATGTTACTGTTGGTTGTTCTACATAGCCAGAGCCAGCGTTGGTTATGGTGAAACCAGCACTTCTTACACCAAATGCACCAGTTATCGTAAATCCTGTTCCAGTTCCACCCGTTGTTGAAATTGGGTTTGTTGGTAAAACTGTATAAACACCAGCATTTGTCAATGTAAAAGCAGTTACAACGCCTCCAGAAACTGCTGAAACAGTTACTGTTGCTGAAACAGTTGATGTACCACCAGACAATGTAATTACATCATTAAGTGTATAACCCGTACCACCAGACGCAACAGTAGATGACGATAACAATTGCATCGTTACAGTACCAGTTGCTTGAGTTCCACCAGCAGTTGTTGGGGCAGATATAGTAAATGTTGGTGTTGTTGTATATGAACCAGCAACAGTTCCAGTAATAGCAGTAACAGTACCACCATTACTAATATTCACACCGCCAGAACCAGCCGCTAGGTCAATAGCACCCGTTCCCTTGGGTTGTATCGCTAAAGATACATTGCTATCACTTCCTAGCGTTTGGAATTGAACTGCTTTGGTTGTAGCACCGCCTGTTAACTGTCCGTAGTTAGCAGAACCACCACCACCAATTAGGGTTGTAAATGTGCCTGTATTTGATGTTGTTGCGCCTATTGTTGCGTTGTTGATTGCGCCACCTGTGACCGCTACGCTTGGAATTGTTACCGCGCCTGTGGTCTCTACTGTCATTGCGTCTGAGGTGTTTACAGCCCCATTCACAATAAAACTGATCTTTTGGCTATCCCATGAACCCAAGACCAAAGGCCCACCATAGGACTCTACAAAGGTTGCCAATGGCGTAGAAAACCCGTTATTGGGAAACCCCGCAGCCGAGTAACTGTAATTAGAGTTGTTTATTCCTAATTCACCATACGCGGTATGCCCACCATCATTGACCGCATAACTTGCATAACTTGTATTTGCTGAACTTGTGTTTTGCAGGCTTGTGTAAAGATATAACGGCTCACTTGCCGTAAACCCTGCTATCACGCCCGAGTCTGTATGACCAGTAGCATCACCTACATTTAAAGAGCCAACATTGGTTGTGCCACTTGTGTAAGGAATCAATACCCGATTATTAGCGTCTTCATTGACCGATTTGCTTGCAGGGTATGTGACAAACACATCCTTTGAGCCTGCGCTAAAGTTGACCTTAGACCCACCATTGGATGACGCATAAACTGTGTCTCTTGATAGCGTTCCCCCGTAGTAAGTCCCAATCCCAACTTCCCACTCTGAGCCTCGGTTGATCGTGTAATAAGTTGTGTTGTTGTTGCCAATGACTGAGAATGACTGAAACCCTTGTACCGCGCCATCTAGAGTTATCGTGCCTGTTCCCGTTGTTTGGGTGGTCTCCCTGACCCTATCAGCAAGAACTAGGCTCATACTGTTTCAACCCCAATAACTAAACCATCAGCACCCCTCACAACCTTTTTAGGCGCGTTGAGTTTCTGCATCGCCTCGCCAATGTTTTGCATGGTCTGTCCGTGTAGGTTAGCCATTTGGTCGTGCATGAGTGCCATCTTGTCCATTGCTTGAACGATAGTCCCACCGAGTTCATTGGTGATCTGTGCGGAAGCTGCCTCAATAACGGGTAGGTCAACACCAGGGTTACTTCCGATTCTCGCCACCATGATCTTGGTCGCAGCGTCCAGTTCGGCTTTCCAACGCTCATATTCCTCTTTGCCTTGCATTTCCCGAGCCTTGACTTGTAACTCGTTGTTGGCAAGTTGTAGGGCAAATTGCTCTTTCATTTGCTCTAACTGCATATCTGCTTGGGCTTTTGCATCTTGCATCTGCATATCAAGTTGGGCTTTGGCTTGCTCAAGTTGAGCCTGTGCTTGCATTTTCATCTGTTCGGTCTGCGCTTGGGCTTGCATACGCATCTGCTCGGCTTGCTGTTCAGCCTGTAACTTGAGCATCTCGGGGTCTTGTTGCGGTTGCTGTTGCGCCATCTGTGCTTTTTGTTGTAAGGCTTGCATGGCTTGCTCAATAGACGATTCAAGACTGCGACCAGCCCTAAATCTGCGTACTGTAAACAAGAGCATCTCACCAAACAAAGGCAACATCTCTGGGGCTTGTTGCACCATAGGTAAGCCGTTTTGCAAGAACCCTGTAATAGCCTCAATAGCCTCAACCGCGCTTTGTTTCTCGGCTTGCTCGTCAATCTGCGCTAATGTGTCTGCCTCGACTTGAATGTGGAAGTCTCGAATCGTGCTGTTTGAGAGCATCTGCACCGCAGCTTGCAACAATTGCGGATTCTGACCCTCTGGAGTGTTCATCACCCCAGACATCTCAACAATTAACTCTGGTGGGTAGAACTTACAGACGATCTGCGCCTTAATGCGGAACAGATCAGTAGCAAATCTAGCCACATCGCCCTGAGTAGCCCTTAATCTCAGGCTACCAAAGTTGGCTTTTAGTTGTTGAGCACCGAGTGTCTCGTTTGCGTTGCTTGCACCACGAATAATGTCCGATATTCCACAGATTTCGTATATGGATTGCTTGACAACCTCTCGGGATTGATAAAGTTGCTGTAAGGTCTTGATGATGGCACTTGTGTCCATCATGTCTATCGCGCCTTTAAGCCCACCCTTTTCGCTCATGGCTGCCCATGCGGTCACAGGGAACAGTTTGTTGTCTACGCCCTCTGTGAATAACCGCCCAAGTTCCTTAAACTCAGCGTTGAACACACCGACCGCTTTGCAAGCCTTCACCAATAGGTAAATGCGCTGTGTAAGGTTGTCTAGTTCTTGGGCTTGGTCTTCATATTCGCAGTAATCTGGTACTGGAATCATCGACCCATTGGTCGTAGTAGCCAATAAAGGCTTGGGACAAGGGAAAAACTCCTCTAATTCAAGAGGGTCATCACGCTCGTCAAGTGCTTGGGGGTAACCTTTGGCAACCCAACAAACCTTCTTTGTGCGTTTGTTCCATATCTCAGCGACTTTAGCCTTCTTGCCGTAAGTGGCTTTGGCGGTCATTGGGTTTTTGGAGTCTATATCGTCATTTTGGTCTTGTAATGGGACATTCTTGAACACATCACCAAAACGCTCGATACCCTCTTCGGGTGTCATGTAGACCCAACGGCTTACCCACCACACCTCATCCCATGTTCGGGCTGGTGAATGGAGAAAGTCTGTCCAATAGACATAATCCACAGGGCTATGCGCTGAATCAACGCGCTCGACTTCCTCTGTGTTGGTAATCTCGATGCCTTCTTGTGGCTCGATGCCTGTTGGCATTCCCATCTGTTCGGGCTGTTCGTTAACAATGATTGGCTCGTAACGCACCCACGCTGTACCGCGACCAGGCAACAGGCGGTCTTGCACCACGCCTTGCATAGCAGAGTCAAAGTCACCAAACTGGGTTACCTCATACTC